TTTATTTATAGACTCTGACCTAGCATTTAATCCACAAGCGGTTATTAGAATGTTAGATTATGATAAAGATGTCACTACAGGCATATATCCTAGAAAAACAATTGATTGGATAAAAGTAAAGAAAAACATAGAAATAGATTCAAATATATCTGAGGATGAATTGTTAGCTAAATCTTTGCAATATAATTTAAACGTTAAAAACCCAGAAAATATATTATTAGAAAAAGGATTTATTGAAGTATTAGATGGACCCACTGGATTCATGCTAATTAAAAGACAAGTTTTTGAGCAGATGGCAAAGAGCTATCCAGATTTAAAGTTTGTCCCAGATCAGCACATAAACCAATCTCATGATAAAGAGTTTAATTACCACAATACATCAGACTGGAATTACACCTTTTTTGATACAATGATAGAGCCTGAAACTAAAAGATATTTGTCAGAAGACTATGCTTTCTGTCGTTTATGGCAAAACATAGGGGGTAAGATATACGCAGATATTCTATCTGGCATGACACATTACGGTAATTATGCATTTAGAGGTAACGTAGGAACTCAATTCTTGCCTCAAAACAATAAGTAATTTATTATAAATTTATGCAATTAGTAGATCTTAAATTTAGACCAGGAATAGACAAACAAGATTCAGCTTATTCAGCAGGAGATCAACGTAAATACGTTGATTCTGATTTTGTTAGATTTCATTATGGCAAACCAGAGAGGTGGGGTGGCTGGACAAATTTACCTAATCCTAATAAAACTTTAGTAGGGGTTGTAAGAGATACTCATTCTTGGGTTGGTTTAGATGGTTTAAGATATTTAGCATTAGGTACAGATAGAAAATTATATATTTATAGTGAAGGAGCAGTCTATGACATCACTCCCATTCGTGAAACTCAAGCTTTAACTAATCCTTTTACAACAAATGGCACTACTACTGTGTCTGTAGCAGATACTAGTCACAATGCAAAACAAGGAGATTTTGTAACCTTTGATTCATTTTCATCCATAGATGGTCTTGATATGAACCAAGAGTTTGAAATTACATCAATAACTAGTGCTAACGCATATACAGTAACGCACACTAGCACAGCATCTGGATCAACTTCGGGTGGTGGTGGATCTGGTAACGCAAAGTATCAAATCAATGTAGGACCAGCTACATCCACTTACGGATTAGGTTGGGGAACAGATACTTGGGGCAGTGGGACTTGGGATACAGCGAGTTCTTCATCTGATGTTGTTATAGTAGGAAGAAATTGGTCTTTGGATAATTTTGGAGAGGACTTGATTGCGACTGTTTTAGATGGTGGCACCTTTGTATGGGACACCTCTGGGGGTTTATCTGCAAGAGCTACAGCTTTATCCAACGCTCCCACTGCATCAAGATTTAGTCTTGTTTCTACGGATACTAGACATTTATTGATATTTGGTACCGAAACTACAATAGGTAGCACAGGCACACAAGATGATTTATTTTTTAGATTTTCTGATCGAGAGGACGCAACAGACTATACCCCTGTTGCAACCAATGAAGCAGGTTCATTACGTATATCTGATGGATCAAGAATTATTGGCGCTGTAAAATCAGCAGGGCAGATATTGGTTTGGACTGATACTTCACTGCATGGCATACAATTTGTTGGAACACCTTTTACTTTTGGACTAAGACAATTAGGTGCTAACGCAGGACTTATAGCTCAACACGCTGCTATAGAGGTAAATGGTGTAGCTTATTGGATGTCTGATGACG